AGCTCAAAGGAAATTTTCTCAAAGTCTTGCTTTGTCAAAGAATGGTAGAGTATTTGTTGGTGGTTCAAGATATGATTCTTCAACTAACGAAAATGGCTACATCCAATTATACAGAGCTGGATGCGCCAAGTAATAATATTGACACTGGGACAACTGGGACATACCAAATTACATACACTGCTGAAGATGCAGACAATAACGCAACTTCAAACACAAGAACACTTATTTTGACATAAGTATAATTTTAGTAATTCAAAAACACAATAAATTTTATAATGTTGGAAAAAGCATTATAAAATTTTTTACAAATTTACAAAACAAATAGGTAATTTAATTGGCGAAAACGAGAGCACCTAATCCTTTCTTAATTTTCAAGATATTATAATTGACTGCATAAATAGCTCTATTAATTGGTTGAGTGCATGTTATTTTAAAGCTGTCAAGGCGACTAAAATTGAGTGTCCCAGTTGGTTGTAATTTGGCTGTATTCATACAGAATGGGAATAAGAACATGTTTTCTGCGTTGGCATAAGAAAAGTCAGTGTTGTAGTATGCTGGAACAGCTGTGTAGTGTGGCACAGAGACTTGTTCTCCGTCTAACAAATCAACACCGTTTGCCATAACTCTAACTCTATTGACCCGAGAGACTAGGTTATTGTAGTTAGATGCACTTGCATTTGAACTGGCAATAAATTTGATTGGATGATTGAATCCGAGATCTATATCTAATTGATTTGTTGGGAGTGCTTTTTGAACTTGATACATGAGAAGGTTTCTTTCTTTTGTCATAACAACTCTCTCTGCTTCATCTAAAGTCATGTAAGTAGCAAAGAATTCTGGTTTATATGAACTACTGAAGTTTTGTGACCATTCAACGACAATTTCAACATTGTGTAGGGATAGTCCTGCGAGTGGTATAGCACTTCCCCAGTTTTCGCAGAAAAAGAAGCGCAAGGGATAGAAGAAAGACTGAGAGCCTCTCCCCCCGTGAAGACTTGCTGGATAGCTCTTTGACATATTTGAAGCAAGAGTATCTATGGCGATGTCTTCTGTGAATTCAACATCTTGTGAATCAATGAGAGCCCCACCAATGTAGAGGTGGCACGCTTTTATAACATTTGACCATTCAGCGATAAGTTGTGTTGTTTCGTTTTGTGTAAGACTTATGTAACATGGTCCCAATAAATCTCCTAGTTTTTCTACTTGTATTGTTGATCTTCCATTTGCTTGTGGTGTCCCCTGTAAAAATATTCTTTGTCTAAACATTGAAAAATTGGTGTGTCGTTTATAGTTAGTGCCAAAAAATGACACTTCTGGATTTCCAGTAATATGCGCATCTTGTGGACCCGTGGCAACGATTTGAATAGAGCCTGCTGACATCTTGTAATAATAATAGAATTAAATTTCACACAAAAAAATCACAGGTATTCTTGGAAATTTATATTATTTTCTTATTTAATCATATATGATAATAAATGGGTAATAACTATAATCCAAAAAATGTAACATCAGGTAATTCTAAAACTAATGAAAAAACAAAAAAACGAAAAGCTATTACTAAATTTTTGAATAACACTGAAAATTATCCTAGAAATAAATTTAACAAAATGATAAATAATGGTTTAGGAATTAGAAGTAACAAGGCTAGGAAACTTGGTATTCTTCGTTTAAGTAGGGCAAAGTCAAAGGAATCTAAACCATTGAGTAGAAATGAGATTCAAGATAAACTAAAGATTTTATCACGAAACAATGCGAAGAAAAAACTTGAAAATTGGTATAAAGATCACACAATAGGTTTAAAAAATTATCAATATTTCACACGAATGACAGATAAGCCTCTCAAAATAAAAAACAAAATAAATGTTTCTCCAATGAATAAATTATTAAATGTTGTAAACAAAGAACTAAAAAAAAATAAAACTTAATAACAAATGAATAAGTTGGAATTAATTGATAGAGACATTGAAACAATTCGTAGATACAAAGAATTTATTCATAGTGATTTAAGTCGTTACACAAAAACTCTTAAGAATGTTAATATTGATATGTATTTGGACAAACAACTTGAACATTTAAAATATATTCGTGATAGTGTGTTATTAGAAATGAATTATTATAAATCTAAATTATAAGAGTACATGGATGAATTAAAATGTATGATGGAAATCATTGACCGTAATTCAAATGTTATTTCAGATGGTGATTATTTAAAACTTTGTAATAACATTAAACAATTGTATAAAGTAAAAGAGAGTCGTTCAACATTTTTTGATTATGACGAGACAATTGTATCTAATGTAACAAGTATGTATTTTGATTATGAATATTATGATAGAGCAAAAGAATGTGAGATGAATTATTTGGATTATCAGATACAATATTTGTTGGAAGAAAAAGAATCTCATTTACCATTTCAAAGATGTTCCAAGACAATAAAAATATTGGTTGTAAGACATTATTGTGAAATGTATGAAATAGAACTTGAACGATATGAAGAAGAATATTTGGAACAGTACATTGTTCAAAATAATATTAATTTGGGATGTTCATTTAAAAAATATTTTAAGAAGTTGTGTTCAGAATATTTATTAATGGAGAATGAATTTAGACAAAAATATAGAAATGCATTGGACAAGCGCATAGAATATGTTCGTCATTTATCTTTGGATATATAAATGAGAACAAAGACAACAACTCGTGAACAGACTTGGAACAAGGAAAAGAATTTTCCATTGAAATTATATTTATATGAGAATGGTTACAAAGAAGCATATGAAAAAATAAAAACTTTGGAACATTCCAAGATTATAAAACATGGTTATGAATTAAGTGATGATTCAAATATAATTAAAATTATTGATGATTATTTAAAAGAATAAATTACTGTAATAAATATATGTCTGAACAAAAATTTATTAGAGTGATGGAACTTATTGATTTAAATTCAAATAATATTCCTGAGGGAGATTATTTAGAGATATGTAATTTATTGCGTGATGTGAGACAGGATAATATTGAATTAAGACAACCTCCACCTATGAGAAGAGATGAGCAAATAATGCGCCATGAATTGCTTTTGATGAACAGGGATTTAATGCATGCTCTGTATCGTCAAAATAATTATATGACACACGCAAGTGCTAATGAGTTGAGTAATTCAATACAGAATGATATAAACACATTAGTGAATATGTATCGTTCTGGAAATAATAATTAATTATTACAATTTAGAAAGTTTTTGTAGTTCCTTTGCAATTTTAATTTGTTTCAAAGTATTTTTAATAATTTCATTTTTCAACTTTTTCAATTCATTTTCAAGTTCCTTTTGTTTTTGTTTTTTCTTTGCTTCATTAATTAATTTTTTATTTTTATTTAAATTATTTTTAACTTTTTTCATTTTTGATGTTGGTGACAATAAATGAATATTGTTAATTTTTTTTCTTAATGGTGAATACATATATTATAATTATACATTTTTATTTCTTTTTTGATTTTGTTTTCATTGAAGAAGAAATAATTTTATTTTGAATTGTTTTTGTAAGATTATATCCAGTTATAGATTTGAATAATTTTTTATTTCCCAATTTAGCTGATTGTCTTGCCATTGTTGCAGAGGGTGCTGAAATATTTCTTTTTAGAGGAACTTTCTTGAAATTTAAAAATTTAAACGCATTCCCTCTATTTTGTCCAACAACCATAACAGAATTTTTATTAAATTTTTTTGTAATCTTTGCAATTGATAATTCCTTTGATGAATGAATAATTTTTATTTTTGGGTACCATGATTTTAGTATTTTCATTTTACTTGAGACACTCAGAGGATTTTTATTATTCCCAACTGAATGTGAAACAACAACAACAGGTTTCTTTTTTTCTTTTCTAGCAATTTCAATAATTTTATCAATCAACAACCTATGACCAATATGTGGAGGATTAAATCTTCCATATGTAAATACAACAGATTCCATTTATATAATACAATAAAAAAAATAAATCTTTGTTATTATTAGATTAGACATGTCTAACAATAACAGGAACAGCAATACTAATGGAAACAATAACAAAAATAGCGTTGTAATATTGGGTAAACGGTACAATATTAATACAACAACAAGACTTGATTTGTCATACAACAACTTGACCTCCCTTCCAGAAAGTATTGGTAGACTTACAAACCTTGAGAGACTTGATTTGGATGTAAACAACTTGACCTCCCTTCCAGAAAGTATTGGTCGACTTACAAAACTTGAGAAACTTGATTTGAGTTACAACAACTTTACCCGTCTTCCAGAAAGTATTGGTCGACTTACAAAACTTAAGATACTTGATTTGACTGGAAACAAATTGACCTCCCTTCCAGAAAGTATTGGGAACCTTACAAACCTTGAGTATCTCGAATTGACCGACAACAATTTGACCTCCCTTCCAGAAAGTTTTAAAAATTTAAACAGGCATTTGGAAATACATTATTCCGGTTCCAGATATACTAGAAACGGATTCATAAAAATATTTAGACCTAATATACCCAAACGCATTTCTAAGAATACTCAATTATTTAACAAAGAAATTTCAAACACAAAAAAGATTTCTAATATTCCCAAGAACAAAAGAGTTTATATAAATATGAATTCAAATATAAAAAACAATGGTGAGTTGAGAAGATTATACAATAAGAATGGTATAAACCGATATATGAATGTTACATATACTGGTCGTCTTCATGGTGGTAATTTTAGAATGAGTAATGTAAAAAATTTAAAAAACACCAACATTGTGAATAAGAATGTTTATTTGCGAAACATTAAGTCTCGTTTGAACAATTCAAGTTTGAATAATTTTAAACAAACAGTTGAAAGAATAAAAAGTAATCTTCCCTCAAATATTAATAGAAATGATGTTAATAACATGGTTCGTAAAATGAAGCCTCGAGTCTTACAAAAGATATTTAACAAGTTGAGGACTACTCCTCCAAATAATAGACTCCGTGTAATGAACAGTCTTAAGAGTAGGGGTTTAATGAATAATTCTGATATTAATAGATTAAAAAAATTAAATATTTCTTCCCCCAACAAAAAATAAATTAGTACTTTGAATATCGTTTGTCGTGGTGTTCCCGAACATTTTTGTTCTTTAGAAGAATTTTCTCGTGTTTCTCGTTCCCTTTCCCCTCGTGTTTTAGATATTTTGATAAAATCTTGATTGTGTTTCG